GGAAGGTGTCGACTCGATCACTATAGGTATGTGGTATGATTTCTTAAAAGAGATGAGATATTTTGCCAAGCGTAGAATGCTGAGATTTGACACTCGTGATATTACCAAGGGCAATCTAAACAAATCAGATTTTCAGTATTTGGCACAGAACGGAACAAAGGAAGACAAAATGACAGAATCAGCGATGTACGGTAGCAAAAAGACTAGTTATCGTAAATTAGAAAACACTTTGCTCAGAATTAGACATTCTAAAGCAGTTGACGAAACATCCCGCGGTGCTCGTTCTCGTAACATCAATGCTTTGTTTATTGAAAACGAGGCAGGTGAAAGATTTAAGTATCCGTTTAATCATCTTGCCGGTGCTAAGGCAATGCAGCGACATGTAGCTAATGGTGGTCGCCCTTACGATGATGCCGGACAAGCAATTATCAATATGAGCGAGCAGATTGCTAAACTTGTCGAATTTAAGAGACATGTTGCTCATCATGATGGAATGAATCAAGAAGTTAACGAAATCATTGGTCGTAGTCAGGGCAAACTTGACGAACTAAGAAAGACAGTAGAGAATCTTTCAAAGCAAGGTTATTACGAATCCTGGATTGAAAATCTACAGCCTACAGAAGACGATGGCTTTGTTATGGATCAGGCAACTTACGAAGATTATAAATCTAAGTTTACTGTTAAAAGTTTTAAAGAAGATCTCGCAGAGTACTTTCCATTAATTCACAAAATTATGCAAGAAACAAGTGAATTAGATCTCGATCAGTATGTTGATAATGTCACTGAAGGTGTTAACCTCGATCAAGACAAATTAAACAAAGTATTCCAGTGGTGGGATAGATATATGGACGAGGTTCGTGCTTACGGCTCGCCGGATTACAATAAAGTAATGGATCTATTAAGAGCAGGAGATATTGACGAAGCTGTTGCTGAACTTGCTTACGCATATACTGATCAAGATGGAGGTGAAATTCCTCGCATGGATGCTTATATGGACGATCTACAAGGTGAAATTGAACATGCTATAGGTGTAGGTGAATCTAGTGCTCCTGACGAGTTCGCAAGTTTCGAAGCATGGGCAGAAACTGTTGCCGATCCGATCTCTGCACAGGTATCAGAGCAGGCCGAAGTCAAAGAAGGTGATCAGGTTATGTACATGAACAAGCCCGCTACTGTAGTAGGCGTAGAAGGTGATCAGGTTTTTATCAAAATTGACGGTCGTCCTGGTACAATGGGAGTTCCAGCTGCACAAATTAAACCGATGGGCGGTGCAACACAGTTCAAGAGAGGTGATGTTGTAATGTACAAAGGACAGAAGGTTACATATATTCGTCCTTTAGCAGATGATCCTGAACAATCTTATGTAACATTCCCAACTGGTGCCGATGACATTGTACCAACTGCTGAACTAACGCCAGCACAAGAAGCAATGGAAAACGAAGAACCAGCTGAGCAAAAAGTTTCAATGAAAGAAATTGCCGAAGTAGTTAAGTCATTCTATGACAAAGAAACAGGCAAGTTTCCAAAAGGTGAAACCGGAGTCATTACACACATCAAAAAGCAGTTCGGTGAAAAAGCCGGACAGGTTGCTGAAAGATTTGTTGAACAGTTAAGCCAATCGAGTCAAATGTCAGCACCAGTAGCTGAAGGGCCTGGCGGTGTTGATCCACAGGATGTTCGGGCCGTTGCTGAGTTCTTAAAGTCTGCTATTGCGTCAGTTGAAGAAATGAAAGACGACCCCGAGGCTGAACCAGAAGATGTTCGTTTTACTGAAGATCTTCCAGCAATGATTCAAAACTTACAGAAACTACAATCTGGCAATGTATCCCAAGAGGATCTAGTTAATGCTGTGTTTGGATATGATACAGAATGGCGTGAATCAATGGAAGAATGGTTCGAAGAAGAACATCCAGAATTGTATAACCGTTTAGTAAGTGGAAGAAGCAAACCACAAGAGAATATGGAATTGGAAGCAATCAAACGCTTATCTGGGTTGGTAAAATAACTCAAAAAAATTCAGTCATAACCATTTGCAATACTAAATAAAAGTGCGTATAATTATTTGTACGCACTTTTTCTTTTAGTCAGTGGGCTAAGAGAAAGCGGCATAAACAAAGGCACATTTTTAGGAGAAATCATTATGGCAACTTTGGCTGAAATTCGAGCAAAACTTCAATCTTCATCTCAAAACAACAGCGGCGGCTCGGCCGGTGGAGACAACGCAATTTACCCCCATTGGAATATCGCAGAAGGACAAACGGCAACCGTTCGTTTCTTGCCTGACGCTGATCCCAATAACACTTTTTTCTGGATTGAGCGAGCAATGATCAAATTGCCGTTTGCTGGAATTAAAGGTGAAGTTAATTCTAAACCAGTCACTGTTCAAGTCCCATGTATGGAAATGTGGGGTGAGACATGCCCAATTCTTACTGAGGTGCGTCCTTGGTTTAAAGACAAGAGTCTAGAGGATATGGGTCGTAAGTACTGGAAGAAAAAATCTTATTTGTTCCAAGGCTTTGTTGTTGAAAGCCAGTACAAAGAAGATGGAAAAACTCCAGAAAATCCAATCCGTAGATTCATTATTGGTAGCCAGATTTTCAACATTATCAAAGCAGCATTGCTTGATCCTGATATGGAAGAATTGCCAACAGACAGCCTGCGTGGTGTTGACTTCCGTATTGTTAAAACTAGCAAAGGCGGCTATGCTGATTATTCTACTTCAAACTGGGCTCGTCGTGAGCGAGCATTGAGCGAAGCAGAACAGGCTGCAATTAGCCAATATGGTGTGTTCAATCTTAAGGACTTCTTGCCCAAGAAGCCCGGTGATGTTGAACTCAAAGTTATCAAAGAAATGTTCGAAGCATCGGTAGATGGTGAAGCATTTGATATGGAGCGTTGGGGTCAATATTACAAACCCGCCGGAATGGGCGGTAGTGGTACTGCAACTGGTACAACCGAATCTGTTGCAAAGCCGGCACCTGCTCCTGTAGCAGCACCTGCTCCTAAAGTTGAAGATGAAGATCTTCCATTTGAGCCAGATGCTCCTGTTCAAGAAGCCGCTGCACCAGCAGCCTCGTCAGAGTCAAGCTCACGAGCACAAGACATCCTGGCAAGGATTAAAGCACGCCAGGGTCAGTAATTAGGAGATAACAATGGCAAAAGCATTTGATATCTCTAAATTTCGTAAGAGTATTACTAAGTCTATTGACGGTCTAGGTATTGGATTTAATGATCCTACTGACTGGATTTCAACTGGTAACTATGCTCTAAACTACCTCATCAGCGGAGACTTTAACAAAGGTGTTCCGCTAGGTAAAGTAACTGTGTTTGCTGGTGAATCTGGTGCAGGTAAGTCATATATCTGTTCTGGCAACATTATTAAAAATGCTCAGGAACAAGGTATTTTTGTTATCCTTGTTGATAGCGAAAACGCTCTTGACGAGGCCTGGCTACACGCCCTAGGCGTTGATACTAGCGAAGAAAAATTGCTAAAACTTAACATGGCGATGATCGACGATGTGGCAAAAACCATTTCCGAATTCATGAAAGAGTATAAGTTGATGCCACAAGAAGAACGCCCTAAAGTTCTTTTTGTTATTGACTCGCTAGGTATGTTGCTTACTCCGACTGACCTTAATCAGTTTGAAGCAGGTGACCTAAAAGGCGACATGGGTCGTAAGCCAAAAGCATTGACAGCATTGGTCCGTAACTGTGTTAACATGTTTGGTTCGTATAATGTCGGATTGGTAGCAACTAATCACACTTATGCATCACAAGACATGTTTGATCCAGATGACAAAATCAGTGGCGGTCAAGGTTTTATCTACGCCAGTTCCATTGTTGTTGCTATGAAAAAACTCAAACTCAAAGAGGATGAGGATGGCAATAAAGTTAGCGATGTTCTTGGTATTCGGTCTGCTTGTAAAATCATGAAGACTCGATATGCTAAACCTTTCGAAAGTGTACAGGTTAAAATTCCTTATACTACTGGTATGAGTCCTATTAGTGGACTTGTTGACCTTTTTGAAAAGATGAATATTTTGACAAAAAGCGGAAATAAGTTACAATATGTTAGCAAGGAAACAGGAGAAGTTGTCTCTGAATTCCGTAAAAACTGGACTGAAGATAAATTGAAACTTATCATGGATGAGTGGGATGAATCAGCAGTCGGTGCTAGTAATTCACCTGTAGAAGAATCTGAGGAAGGATAATGGAAGAGTCGTTAATCATGGAAGTATGGGATACTTTCCGAGAATATATCCCAGAAAAAAATAAAGACATGGCTGCTAATCAGTATGTTGATTTTTTGTTAGGTAAAGATGTT